ATCACAACTAACAAGTATTCAAACAATGATAAAAAGATTTTTAGAGTATTCATATAAACTCCATCTGCTACTCAAAGGTTATAACATAGATGATGTAGATGTAGAATTTGACCCATTACCAGATTTCCACCCAGACAAGACAGCAAAAGCAGAGTTAGACAGAGTTCAGAAAGTAATTCAAATGCTACAATCAGGCATTATTACAGTAGAAGATGCTAAGAAGGAGTTAGGGATAGATGGCGGAGTATGATTGGGATACTGAAGGAAACCAAGACATTGACCGAATATTGAATGCTTTACTACCTTCTTTATTGCAAAAAGTAGAAGAAGCGTTAAAGGAAATTTTCAAATATGCTAAATACTTTATTTCATTCCAAGACCTACAGCGTTTTATTATTTCCAAACTTGAAGAAAAATTTAGGCTAAGTAATAAAGAGAAAGACTATCTAAGAAAAGAATTTGAAAAGATATACGAAAAGACACAAAAAGAAGCAGTAGATATGTTGAAGTTTGGCTTAGGAACTCCTGACCTAAGAACAATCGGCTATGCAGAAAGTTTAGCAGACTTTTATCTTGGAAAGTTTTTCAGAGGAGATAACAGACTAAGAAAGGAAGTAGTTAATTGGTTTAATGATTACTACTTAACACAAGGAAATCCGATTGGAAAAGGAGCAAGCGGTATTCAGGAGTTTTTAAATAGATTTGGTGATTATTTACAAAAGAGAACAGAGACTAAAGCACGACAGATTATAGACACTACATACAATCATCTAAAGAATTCGGCAAGAGTTAGGGCATTTCAAAAAGTACAGATAACTTACTACAGATGGAACTCAATCGGAGATAGATTAACTTGTCCGTATTGTAGAGCATTGGACGGAAGAATATTTAAAACCGTTGATGCAGTAAGAACTTTAGATTTGATAGAAACTGACCCTGAGAACCTGCCAGATTACAAACCATTCTTAACAAGTTTTGATTTAAACGAATTAAAGAGAATGTCATCGGATAACATACCTTCCAAGATACCCCCAGCACACCCACATTGCAGATGTGTTGTAGGAGCATATCAAGAAGAGATAGAAAGACCATTGCCAATAACAATAGAACCTATTACACAGCCAAAAACAATAGAGCAATCAATATTATTACAAAAACTCCAAGATGAGTATAGAACACTAAAACCTGAAGAAATAACACAGAGAATAAAAGCACATCTTGGCAGTAGTTGGAGTAGATTAGGAGATGAAAACTTATTAAGAAACTTTCAAGAACACGGTCAGAGTGTAGAAGCAGAGACAAAAGAACAGTATAGAAGAATGTCTAAAGAAATAATAAAAAATCCTGACAAAGTATTAATCAGAAGAAATGTAGATGGAAGAACTGATTATATCTTTATAAAAGACGGTAAATATGTAATCTCAAGCGATGATAATCTTAGAATTGTAGAATTTGCGAAATTACAAAGTTTAGATGAGTTATCTAATCAATTATCAGCAATAATAAGGGCATTGTGAAATCATTGCTTGTTTTTTATTGTTTTTCAACTCAAAATATTATTATCATTACTTTGAAGGTGTATGAATGATTACACTTAACACATTGCTAACAACGGAGCAATTAAAAGAAGAGCAGGGCTACATAGAAGTCAATGTTGTTGCACTGTCTTCAACTTGCATCACAAGAAGATACGGCAATCTTTGTTTTTCTGAGGAGGTATTGCAAAAGAGAGCGGAAGATTTGGTAGGTAAACCTGTTTTACTCGACCACAAATGGGAAGTTGGCAGTGTTGTTGGAGTAGTAAAAGAAGCGTCTTATTCAGACGGCAAAATCATTGCTAAACTGCAAATAATCAAATCTGGCAATGAGAAATTGATAAGTCTTTTAAAGATGGAACCAAGACCTATTACTGATGTCAGCGTAGGCATCACTTTAGAAACTGAAAAGTTAGAAGATAACAAATACATTGTAAAAGATATGAGTTTTAAAGAAATATCTTTTGTCTTTGAAGGAGCAGACAAAAACGCAAAGGTAATGTTTTCAACTGAAGAAGATAACAAAGATTATATTCATTGGTGGAATGACCCTGAATTAGTAGCAAAAGCACCAAGAGACTACTTTTTAGATACTGTTAATAGAAAGTATCCATACAGAACTTGGGACGGACAAATCTCTTGTGAAAGACTGCAAGCATTAATGAGCTTAGCAGATATTAACAAACATAGCAGAGTATATTCAAGAGCTAAAAATATTTTTGAAAACTACTGTAAAAAGGAGGCTGTAAACAATGGCAAAGAAAGTTAAACAACCTAAACCAAGACCATCTAAGTAATCAAAAATCTAAAAACGGAGGTAAAAAATGTTAGAAAACATTGAGATGTTAACAAAAGAAGAATTGACAGAAGCGGTAAGAACACTGGAGACAAAATTATCAGTGTTAGAAAAAGAAAATGTAGAGTTAAAAGCATTGGCGGAAATTGGTAAAAAGTATGAAGAACACCTTAGAGCCGAAGCAATGAAACTCGTAAAGATTGTAGAAGGTGAAAAGTCGGCGTATTTAAGACTGATTGAAAAAGCAGATGTAGATACTTTAGCCGAGATTGTGGAAGATTACAAATCAAAAGCATCTGAGAAACTGCAAGCATCTTCAGTCCAAGCAAAAGTTGAAGATGAGACTATCAACTTAGAAAAAATGAGTTATGAAGAACTTATCAAATTAACTGAAAAATTTAGAAAGGAGGTCATCTAAGATGGCGATAATCACAGGAGCAACAAATCCAGAATTATTTCCTACCTATTACGAAAGGAAACTTTTAGCTTATGTTAAGCAAAACTTACCGATATTGGATTACGGTCAAAAGTTTTCTTTACCACCAAACAGCGGTAAGACAGCAATATTTACCAGATTTGCACCGCTTCCTATTGTAAAAGAGCCAATCACTTATAAACCAACACCATCTCAAGGTGCAAACTTAAAAACAGAACAAGTTCCAGTTCAGTTAGAAGAGTATGCTAACTACATAGACCTTGACGAATTTACAGACATTACTTCATTCGTTCCTTTATTAGACCAAGCGATTGATAAATTAGCTTATAACTCTAAACAATCACTCCACGCAATCGCAATGGACGAATTAACAACTGGAACCAATGTTATATATGCAGGCGGAGTTTCAAGTAGAGATAAATTAGATGGAACTAAACCATTATCAAAATCAGAAATCAGAAAAGCATCAACTCTTTTAAAGAGAGCAGATATTCCACCGTTTGCTGATGGATACTATGTCTGCTTTATACACCCAGACAAAGTCAATGACTTATTCACAGACCAAGAATTAATGATGCTTTCTATGACAAGAAAAGAACCTATAGCACAAGGCTACATTGGTGAGTATGCAGGAGTTAGATTTATTGAAACTACAGCAATGCCAATAGTTCCTAACGGAAACACAAACACACCTGCCGATGTATATCAAACTTTAGTAGTAGGAAGCAATGCTTATGGTGTAGTTGATTTAGACGGAAATACTCTTAAAACAGTATTTACAAACTTAGAAAAATTAAATAGATACAAGACAGTAGGCTGGGTCGCTTACTTTGCTACTAAGAGATTATACGAACCAGCAATAGTTAGAATTGAAAGCAATTAAGGAGTGATGCTATGAAAGTATTTCTTAAAGAACCTACACAAGTATGGATAAATGGTAAAGAGTATAAAGTAGGTGCGGGTATTCAAGATGTAGATGACAATGTAGCATTAATACTCATTGAAGCAAAAGTAGCTGACAAAGTAGAAGAAGACAAGAAGAAGAGATAATGATAACAGTAGAAGACCTAAAGGCTTTTGTAAACGATAGTTCTTATCCTGATGCAATCTTGCAAGATTGCGTGGATTTGGCTATCAACAGAGCTAAAAAGTTATTAAACACTGATACTTTACCTGATACTCCAGAAGTGAGAAAAGCTTTACTCCTTCTGGCTTCTTCTGAACTTGCTACCAATGTCAATATGTATTGGAAGCGGGCAGAGAACCACCAAACTATGAATGTCAAAAATATGATTGCAGAAGCAGAAAGACTTTTAAATCTTGTTCCTAAGGCAGGTATAGTATGGCTAAAGATTTAAGAGATTTAGAGAACTTTTTAAATCAACTGCCTGATAAATTAAAAGAAGCTACAGACCTAACTTTAAAAAAGTCTGCTTTAGAGATAGAGATAAGAATTAAAGACCAATTCCAAAGTGAAGGTGAAGCATTCGGCGATGAATGGCGACCTGTTAAAGAGAATTATTTACAGTGGAAGAGGAAAAAAGGTTTTTCAAGCAAGACACTGCATAAAACAGGTAGATTGTCTCAATCATTTTCAAGCGTAGTGATGCCATTCCAAGCAGTAATCGGAACTGAGGTAGAGTATGCAATCTATCACGAAACAGGAACAAGAAAGATGGTAGCAAGACCGTTTGCAAAACCAGTAGCAGACAAATTTAGAGAAGAACAAGTAGCAGAAAACTTTTTTATCTCAGTATTAGATAAGGTGTTAAAAAATGTTTGATGTATTAGAAAACCAAATTATAGCAGTATTAGACCAAAGCGGTATTAAAGCTCAGGCTTGGAGCGGAAAGCCAGAAGAACTATTTGACAGACCAAAATATACTCCATCTGTAAAAGTGTTAATAGAGAACGCTAACTTTGAAGCAATATCTCCTTTCTCTTTTTATACAGAGTATAGTTTTAGTGTGATTTTGTTTTTCAAATCACTACGAGATGAAGGGCAAGGAGCATATCCTTTATTAACAAAAATCGTTAATTCACTTGTTAAACAAACACAATTTAATGTGATACCAAACAAAATAGAACTCTTGGCACACGAAAGCGGAGATTTTGTTTATCGTATATCTTTTAAAGCAGATGGCAGATATGTAATACCAACAACAGAAGAACCATTGACAACTCAAATAAAAACGGAGGAAATGTAATGAAATTCAAAGTAAAGTCAAGTTGCCCGACAATTGTATTTATTAACGGAATTGACTATACACTTTATCCAAACACGGAGATTGATTTACCAGATAACGACCACGAACATATTAAAACATTAATAGCAATAAATTATTTAGAACCAATAGAACCTAAAAAATCCAAAGCGGAGGTGAAAGATAATGCCAGCTAATTTCTTACACGGAATTGAAACTGTAGAACTATTAAAAGGCTCCATACCTATCCGAGAAGTCAAATCGGCGGTTGTATTTTTAGTCGGAACAGCACCAGTGCATACTACTATACCAAACGGAGTATCGGCTAATGATTGGTATAATCAAGTAGTAAATCAACCTGTTTTAGTATTAAGTAGAGAAGATGCAGTAAAAACATTCGGAGAACCTACACCTAACTACACTATACCATACGCTTTAAATTCAATCTACGATCACGGCGGAACTACTGTTATAGTAGTGAATGTATTTGACCCAAGAATTCATAACACCAACGGCACACCTGACCCAACCAAAGTCCAAGCATCGGATATAATCGGCGGTGTAGATGTAGCGACAGGTCAAAGAAAAGGATTAGAGATTATAGATGAACTGTATTCAAGATTTGGCTTTACTGCTAAATTGATATTAGCACCAGTCTTCTGTGAAGCTCCATCTGTTGTATCGGCTATGATTTCTAAAGCAGAAAATAAAAGAGCAATGGCACTTATTGATGCACCAGTCGGAATGACAGTCCAGCAAGTAATCAATGCGAGAGGTGTTGGCGGTCAGCTTAACACATCTTCATATAGAGCGATTATATGCTATCCACACTTAAAAGTTTATGACACTGCGACCAACTCAGAAAGATTAGAACCGTTGAGCCAAAGACTTGCAGGCGTGATTGCAAAAGTTGACCACGATGATGGCTATTGGTTTTCACCTTCAAACAGAGAAATACTTGGCATAACAGGAATAGAAAGACCAATCACAGCAAGTATAAATGACCCAAACACTGAGGCTAATCTCTTAAACGAAAACGGCATATTAACAGTATTTAACAGCTTTGGAACAGGCTACAGAATTTGGGGCAACAGGTCAGCTGCATTTCCAACTGCAACTGACCCAAAAAACTTCATTTCAGTCCGTAGAACCGCAGATATTGTAGCGGAAAGTATTGAGTATGCTACTTTACAGTTTTTAGATAAACCAATCACAGTAGCAATTGACGGCGTTTTAAGTATGGTAAATGCATTCATTCGCACTCTTATCGGCAGAGGTGCATTGGTAGATGGTAAATGCTATTTTATGAAAGATAAAAATCCAAGCGACCAATTGGCATTAGGACATCTCACTTTCTCATACGAGATTATGCCACCAACACCTGCGGAAAGAATAACTTTTGAACAAATAATCAATATAGATTTACTTAAAAAACTAACTTAATCGGAGGTGAAAAGATATGGCTATAAATGTTTCTAAAGTTTTCAATGCAAGAGTGTATATTGACGGCAACGATTTCATTGCAAAAGCTGAAGAGGTAGAACTGCCAAAAGTCAAGTTTAAATTTGCAGATTCAAAAGGCTTAGGTTTATATGGTGAGTTTGAATTACCAAGCGGTCTTGATAAATTAGAAGCAAAAATCAAATTCAACAGCTTATATCCAGAGTTTTTAAAGATAGCATCTGACCCATTTACATCTCACACGGTTATAGTCAGAGCATCAAATCAATACTGGACTAATCAGGGAGTAATGACAGAATTACCTGTAAAAGCAGAAATGAAAGGCTTTTTTAAAGAATTTGACAGCGGAAAATTCAAGAAGGCAGACAATACAGAAGCAGAAGCTACTCTTAGCGTAATTTATTACAAGCTTGAGGTAGATGAGCAGGAAATAGTAGAAGTAGATGTGTTAAATAACATCTATAAAGTCGGCGGTGATGATGTATTGCAAAACTACAAAATCAATATTGGGGGTTAATAGATGAGAGAGATAAAATTACCATCAGGTAAGGTTGCAACGATAAAAGACGGCAAAGGTAAAGACCTTTTCTGGGCTCAAAAGATGGCAAATGACACATCAGAGATAATGAAGATGTTAATGATTAGATTAGTGCTAATTGACGGTCAGGCTATAACTGAAGATGATTTAGATGAGATGGATATATCCGATGTTTTATTACTGACAAATGAATTTGGGAAGATATTCAGCCCTTTGTTGGCAGTTTCACAATCTTGAGTATGGTTAAACACGGCTTTAGCTATACAGATTTAAAGGAAATGGATATTGACGAATTGCATTTTTGGGCTAAAGAGTTAAATAAATACTACGAAGAAATCAATGACGAGTTAGAAGATGCAGTATAACGTTGAGATAGTATTAAAGCTATTTGACCAGTTTTCAAAAGCTTTATCACAACCTTTAGAACAGGTTAAGAAATTAGAAAATGAGCTAAAGAACGTTCAAGAAACTACTGCAAATTTGCAATCTCCATTTCAAAAACTGCAAAAAGTCATTAAAGATACTTTTGACACAGAACAGATAAAGAAATTTTCAGATAAATTAGACAACTTCTCTTCAGAAATAGCAAAAGCTACTGCCGTTCCGATGGCTGGGATTGGTGGTAGTTTATGGGCTTTTGCTGATTTAGACCAAGCGAAAGCCAACTTAGAAGTTGCTTTTA